GCGCAGAAAAAAAGACTTGGTCAGCCAGCAGGTAAGCCAAGACGTGTTAAATCATTAAAGAGAAGGAAAAAGTAATGTCACATTGTTCTCCCCGTAAGGCTATGGGCGGTGCTATGAATATGCCCACTCGCAACACCAAAGCTCCAAGTCGCACTCGTTTTAAGATGGGTGGCGGTAACTTCCCTGACGCTGATGGTAGCGGAGACGTTACTATGAAAGATGTTTTAATTAAACGTGGTGTAATAGACAAGCAGGGCAACAAGGTCAAAAAAGGTTACGGCGGCACACATAGGAAGAAAAAGTAAATGGCAACTTCAGGTTCACGAGACTTTGATCTCGACGTAGCAGAAATAATTGAAGAAGCATATGAGCGGTGCGGGTTAGAACTTCGCACTGGTTATGAAGCTCGGTCAGCGCGTAGATCAATGAACCTGATGTTTGCTGATTGGGCTAACCGTGGCTTGAACCTATGGACAGTCAAGCAAGGCACACAAGCATTGACACAAGGCACTGCAACATATGCCTTCACTGCCGATTACACTGATCTTCTTGACGTTGTTATTCGCCGTAGTGGCACCGACTTTGAACTAAGTCGTATGTCTCGAAGCGAGTATCTTAACACACCTAATAAAACTACGCAGGGTCGCCCTAGTCAGTTTTATTATAACAGGCAGGTTTCTCCTGAAGTCACATTATGGCCCACCCCTGAAAACTCTACAGACACATTGGTATATTATTATGTTCAACGGATTGAAGATGTCGATGCTTTGGTTAACACAACAGATGCACCGTTTAGGTTTTTGCCCTGCATGGTTGCAGGCCTTGCGTACTATACTGCTCTTAAAAAAGCACCGGAACGGGTGCAGCTTCTAAAGAACCTGTACGAAGAAGAGTTCCAACGTGCGGCGGACGAGGATGAAGATCGCGTAGCGCTAAAGCTACAACCTAGTATGCAGTATTTGAGGGTTAACTAATGGCTAGATACGCATCGGGCAAAGACTCTTGGGGATACTCAGATAGATCTGGGTTTCGCTACAGGCTTGCCGACATGCGTGTGGAATGGAACGGCTTGAAGGTTGGCCCGGATGAATACGAGCCAAAGCACCCGCAGTTAACACCACCAAATGTAGGACCTGATCCACAGGCTTTGCGTGACCCGCGACCTGATCAGAGGGTTGAGGTTCCTGTGGAGGTTTTACTGGACTCAAACGCTTTTTCATCAGGTGCGTCAGGATCTGCCACAATAACGGTGACGCAGCGTTCCCATGGACGTAGCACGTCGGATACTGTAAGATTCCGCAAGGTTGAAGCCTTTGATGGGTTTACTGAAGCTGTGCTGGAAAACGCTAGCGGCTATTCAATAACTGTTGTTGATGTTAATACATACACCTTCTCAGCTTCATCAGGCACTGCGACCACAGGAAATGTACATGGTGGCGGCGACAATGCGACTGCCGGGCCTGTCACTCTGGAGAATTAAATGAGCTACACCTACGCACAATTAAAGACAGCGATTCAAGATTACACAGAAAACACCGAGTCTTCTTTTGTAACAAACCTTCCTACGTTTATCCAGAACGCAGAGAGTCGTATCTTCAAACTTGTTGACCTAGAAGTATTTCGCAAGAATGCGACTAGCGAATTGTCCCCTGGTGGTGATCCATACCTATCTGTGCCCACTGACTATTTAGCGTCTTTTTCAATGTCTATTACAGTAAGTAATGAGAAGCAGTTTTTGTTGCAGAAGGATGTGAACTTTATTCAAGAATACAGCCCCAACCCTGCAACAACTGGCGTTCCTAAGTATTACGCCTTTTTTGACATTGATAACTTTATCGTGGCACCAACACCCGATAGTGCTTACCCAGTAGAGCTACATTATTATTATAAGCCTGCGTCATTAACAGCAGGCTCAGATTCTGGTACAACATGGTTGAGTGAAAACGCTCCTAATGCCATGCTTTACGGTTCGCTGGTCGAAGCGTATACTTACATGAAGGGTGAACAGGACATGCTTTCTATGTATGAGAAGCAGTTCACAGAAGCATTAACTCGGATCAAGGATCTGGCAGAGGCCAGAGAAAACAGCGATGCGTATCGCAGGGGCTTACCAGACAGACCCCGTTCATAAGGAGTAAACGATGGCAACATCAAACGCAGCAACAACGTACACAGAACACGCGATATTGCAGTTCTTGTTTAAAAATAACGCGGAGAGCTTTACCACTCTTGGCGACGGTATCTATGTCGGTCTTGCCACTGCCGTGAGCGATGCAGAGGCTGGCAGTGTGACGGAAGCTACTTTCGGAAGCTACGCTAGACAGCAGGTAGCCGCATCAGCTTGGACAGTTCCATCCGTTGCCACGGATACTCAGACAGCTACTAACTCAGCAAACATTGAGTTTCCAGCATCGACTGGAACCAGCAACACAATCACGCATGCTTTCGTAGCAGATGCCTCTTCAGGCGGTAATATATTGTTTGTAGGTGCATTGGATGCCAACAAGACAATCGCAACAGGGGATATCTTCCGGATTAACGCGGGTAATCTTTCTATAGAGTTGAAGTAACATGGCGCTTGTTCTTAGAGATCGTGTAAAAGAAACGACTACAACCACAGGAACTGCCACATATACATTAGCTGGGGCGATAACTGGGTTTGAGTCTTTTGGTAGCGTGGGTGATAGTAACACCACCTATTACGGGTGCAGTGATGGAACCGACTTTGAAGTTGGTATCGGCACATACACGGCTTCTGGGACAACTTTGGCAAGAACTGTTATCTTGCAATCTAGCAACAGTGACAGCGCTGTTAACTGGGGCGCTGGCACAAAAACTATTTTCTGCACACTTCCTGCGGAGAAGATGTCATTTCTTGATGCAAGTGGTAACCTAGTTGCCGCTAACGCTAGCGCGTTGACAGCACTAAACGCCAGCAACCTAGCCTCGGGCACGGTTGATAATGCTCGATTGGATCAACAGCTACAGGATGTGGCGGGTCTGGCTGTCACGGATGGTAACTTTATTGTCGGTGATGGTGCCAACTTTGTAGCGGAGTCAGGTGCTACTGCACGTACTTCATTGGGGCTTGGTACAGCAGCTACGTCAGACAGCACAGACTTTGTTGCCGTAACTGGTGATGCAATGACAGGCGACCTGACCTTCGGCGACAACGACAAGGCCATCTTTGGTGCTGGGTCTGACTTGCAGATTTATCATGATGCTTCTAACAGTTATATCAAAGATGCTGGAACTGGAGATTTGCTTGTTCAAGGAACTCAAATCAAACTACAAGATGCGTCTGGTAATGATTACCTAAGAGGTTTTACAGGTGGTGCTGTTTATTTACACCACGCTGGAAATACTAAGTTTGAAACCACCGCCACAGGCGTGGCTGTCACTGGCACTCTAGCGGCAACAGCAGTTACAGGTGACGGTTCTGGACTTACTAACTTACCAGCGGCAACAGCCGGATTTGCCGTAGCTATGGCAATTGCGCTTTAATAATTAGGGGAAATCATGGCTCAGGATTTTGAAAGAAACATTGCACGGAACGTTGGCACAAGCCCAGTAACTATGCGCACGGCTAACTCCGATGATGCGCTTATTGGTATCAACATAGCTAATGTTACAACATCACAGATTCTAATGGATGTATTTATTAATGATGGGTCTAACGACTATTACATTATTAAAGATGCCCCTATCCCTGTAGGTTCTACTTTGCAAGTCCTTGATGGCGGCGCAAAGGTTGTGATGCAGGCAAGTGACGTACTGAAAGTACAGAGTGATACCGCGAGTAGCGCAGACGTATGGGTTTCCGTAGTCGACACCATCAGCTCGTAAGGGAAAAAGTATGCCATATATAGGTCAAAAAGTTCCGGGTTCGTATCAGGCTATTAAAGCTGTACAGCAGTTTGATGGTGATAACTCAACTACAACCTTTACACTAACCACCACTGTATCATCCCCACAGGATGTGTTGGTTTCTGTAGACGGTGTTATACAGGATGCTGCATCAGCTTACACTATTCCTGATGGTGTAACTCTCACCTTTACTGCCGCGCCTTCTAGTGGCACTGACAACATATTTGTAAACTACCTTGCCCCACAAGCGGGTACGATTACACCACCTGCTGAAAACAAGGGTAACTTCAAGGGCGGTGGCTTGTTCCGTACTAATGCACAATCACTTACATCTGACATCACTATACTAGCCACAGAGAATGCCAATGTTACTGGTCCATTTACTGTGGCTTCTGGTGTTACATTAACCGTTGAAAGCGGTGGGACATTGGTGACACTATGAGTACATTAAAAGCAGATACCATTCAGAGTACAGGCGGCGGTGCGGCTACGCTGACTAAGCAATTTGCGCCTAAAGCATGGTGGAGTTCAGATGACACGGTGATAAAGGACAGTTTTAACATTTCTAGTTTAACTGATGTTGGCGCATCTACTTATGGTTTTAATTTTGCATCGAATATGAGCAATGGTAATTATGCTTTCCCCGGCGGCACACTTAATATAACGGCTTTTGATGTTCTTTTAACTAACTCAGCAACTTCATCAAGACTAACCCAAAAGGGAATGAACTCGACTAATGGTACTGTTCAAGATACTGACCCATCAGGCGCGGCGATTGGAGACCTAGCATGAGTGAGATACTAGTAAACAAACTCACTGGCACAAGCACTGCTGGGTCTATCCTTGTAACAGGTGAAGGTAATAGCA